GGCTTTGCGTTGACAACGTGCTAGAGGGCCGCAGTCCCGTGCAGATTCACGCAGAGACGCTAGGCGTCGACCTTGCCGCTATTCGTGCAAGTGCTGACATTTATAAGAATGGGACGCTTAAGTTTTTGCTTAAGTCTGAGCATCAAATTAAGCCAGAACAGGCTCAAGGATTGAAACTGAGCTTAGATGACGTAATTAACGGAGCTAGCCGCTCGACTGTGTTGCCCGCAGGGGTAGCAATGGAAAAGCTAAGCATGAGCCCAGAGGAGGCGCAGTTCTTAGAGGAGCGTCAATTTAGCGCTGAGGAGATTGCCCGCATTTTTGGGGTGCCTGCCTCAATGATTGGAGCAAACAAAGACGGGGTAAAGTCTAGCGTAGAGCAAGAGTACCAAGACTTTTATAGCCGTACCCTAATGGCTTACGCTATTAACATAGAGCAGGAGATGCGCCGCAAGCTTTTGACTGAAGCCGATAAGATTAACTATTACTTTAAGTTTAACTTTAACAGCTTACTGAGAGCAACGGCTAACGATCGCGCAGACTTTTATAACAAAGGCATACGCGGCGGCTGGTTGTCTCGCAATGAGGCCCGCCAGTTTGAAGATGCAAACGGCTTTGAAGGTGGCGACTCTTATTTGATTGAGGCAAACCTTATGCCAGCTGAGCAAATTAACGCCTACATGCAGGCCAAGATCGACCAGCTTACTAGCGCTGCACTTAAGAATAACAACCCCGACGGGAATAACAATAATACACAAGCTTAAGCAATGAGTAATAACACAGAACGCCGCGCCTTTTTAGGTTCTATTGAGGCCCGAATGCAAGAAGGCCAAGAGCTTCCCGTTGAGGTGCGCGGGGTAGCCGCTGTAATTAACCAAGCTACTGACCTCGGATTTGCTGAGGAGATTATTAGCGAGGGAGCTTTTAACGAGGTGCTAGAGGACGACGTGCGGGTATTGGGCAACCACGACCCTAACCAGGTGCTAGGTAGAACAGCAAGCGGCACGGCTAAGGTATTTTTAACCGAGGGTGGCGAGTTGGGCTATAGCTTTACTCCTGATTACGAGAACCCTACCCACGTTAGCTGGGTGCGTTCTATTATGCGCGGGGACATTACGCAGAGCTCTTTTGCTTTTACCGTACCTAAAGGCGGCAGCGAATGGCGTAGCTCTGAAAAGTACGGCGTAAACGGTATGCGCGTTATTAACAAGATAGAGCGTCTTTATGACGTTAGCCCTGTTACTTACCCAGCTTACGAAGGCACCGCAGTAAGCGCCCGCGATTTGCAAGCCGCTAAAGATGAGCGCGAGTTAATCGACGCAGAGAAAAGCGAGGCGAGCAGCGACGTTATTAAGCTGGTGTTAGCTAGATATAAAAACCTCTAATCCATTAAAACAAGCAAACAATTAAAACACTTATACAATGAACAAAATTAAAGCTTTGAAAGAGGAGCGCGGCCGCTTGGTAAGCGAGTTGCAGACTCTGCAGAACAACATCGAAAAAGAAGCCCGCTCAATGAGCGACAGCGAAAGCGCCCGCTTGGACGAGATCGACAGCCGTTTGGACGCTATCAGCGCCGAGGTTTCTAAATTGGAAAAATTGCAGTCTCGCGCTGCTGAAGCTGCTAACTTGAGCGGCGGAGCTTCTTACTCTGAAGAGAAAGAGCGCGCTAAAATGGGCGAGCAGTTTAGCTTTAAGCGTGCCGTACAGATGGCCGCTACTGGCCGTAAGGATGGTGTAGAAGCTGAATTTAGCAAAATCGCTGCTGACGAGTTCCAACGCTCTGGCGTTTCTGTTGCCGCTCACTCTGTTTTGATTCCTTCTGAGGTTTTCAAGCGCGACATGACTGCAACTGGCGGAACTGGTGGCGACCAAGGTGGCGTTAACATCCAGACCAACGTAGGCGGAATTATTGACGTATTGTTGCCAAAGACCGTTTTACGTGGTTTGGGCGTTCAGCAGTTGAATGGCTTGGTAGGTAACTTGGATATGCCAACCGCTTCAACTCAGCCCGCTGCTGGTTGGAATACTGAGAACGGAACCGCAACCGAAAAAAGCCCCGCTTTCTCTAAAATCACTTTCAGCCCCAAGCGCTTGGCTGCCTTCATCCAGGTTTCTAACCAGTTGATGCTTCAGTCTTCAAATAGCATTGACCAGTATGTTAGAAATTTCTTGATTACCGCTATGGCTCAAGAAATGGAAAAGGCTGCAATTAAAGGCGGTGGAACCAACGAGCCTACTGGTATTATCTCTAACGCTTCTGTCAATGTAGCTTACGCTGGTGGTGCTGCTAACAACTCTGTAAACGCTAACGGTGCTGCCGCTGTTTGGGCCGACGTAGTTAACTTGATGAAAGCCGTTGAGAACGCTAACGGCGAGGGTGTTGCTTACTTGACTAACCCCCTTGTAAAAGCCGCTTTACAAACTACTCCCCGCCAGTCTTCTGGTGTAGAGGGTAACTTCATTATGCCTTCTGGCGCTAATGAGTTGAACGGTTACGCCGCTGCTTTCACTACTAACGTGCCTAGCAACTTGTCTAAAGGTTCTGCCTCTGACTTGAGCGCTATGATTTTTGGAGACTTCTCTAAGTTGGCTTTGGCTTCTTGGGGTGGTATGGAGTTGACTGTTGATCCTTATAGCGGTGCTACTGCTGGCTTGACCAACATCGTGCTTAACTCTTACTTGGATTGCAACTTGTTGCAGCCTACCGCTTTCGCTGTCATCAAAGACATCGACGCCTAATTGAGCAACTAAAACCCGCTAGGGGGTTTATCCTAGTGCCTTGGGGGTGGTTAATTCTCGCCCCCGAGGGCTAATTTTATGAAAGCTAAAGTTAAATTTTTGATTAACGCAAGCGGGCAGTTTAACCTGTGCTACGGCCCTGGCGACATTGTAGAAATGGACGCTAAACAAGCCGAGTTTTTGCTAGAGGCTGGCGCTGTTGAGTTAATCGAAGAAACCAAAGCAGAAGAACCTAAGCCCGCTAAGAAGGTTAAAAAATGATCACAGGAAAGCGCACAATAAGCAACGTAAACGCCGCCACGGACTATATTAGCCTCTCAGAAGCTAAGTCGCATTTGCGCGTTACTAGCAGCTCAGACGATAGTTACATTACGGGGCTTATTACTATGGCCCTAGATGCCTGCGGCAATTACTTAGGTTATAACGTCGTTAAGTCTTCTGTGCGCTACGGCTTCGACGGCTATACGGGCCTCGCTGCTATTGTTAACCCTGTGAATGGACTGCAACAGCCTAGCGGGAATTACTTGCGCATCCCTAGCCGAGTGCTTAGCCTTACCTCAGTCAATTACATAAGCGACGCGAACGCTGTTACTGCCTTCGACGCTGCCGACTGGATAGACGCACCCGACCCGATGGGCAACTATGGCCGCGATATTTTCTTTAATACTGCCCCGCCTAGTTTGACGGACGCTAAGACTAAATACATTGTACAGCTAGTAGAGGGCTTTGAGCTTACTAGCGCTACAACTGACCAAGGTAATAAGTTTCCAACCGCTGTAAAGCACGCGGCGCTTTTGCTTATCGGTCAATACTACGATAACCGCGCAGCCATTACCAGCAGCTCAGGCATGAAGCCGCTAGACTTTGGCCTGCATTACTTGCTTGATCCTTATAAAATAGACTTCTTTATCTGATGGACGCGGGCAAGTTTGACGAACTAGTAACAATTGAGAGCTACACCGAAAGCGTAAGCTCTAACACGGGGCAGCGGACGCAGTCCTGGAGTACTTACGCGCAGGTATGGGCGCAGGTAAAAGAAAGCGACTTTGGGCAGGAGCCTACTAACGCGGATAGAAGAGAGCATAAAACGCGGGTTAATTTTATTACTCGTTATGACTCTGGTTTTAACGTAAAGATGCGCATAAACTGGGGCGGCAATTATTACAACATTTTAAACATTGCCGAGAAAGAGCGCAGGCTTTACGCTAACTTGCTGACTGAATTAACAAGCTAATGAAAGAGGCAGTACAAGGCACGGCTAAGCTTTTGCAACTTATGTCCCGCTTAGATTTTAGCGGGCGCAATGAATTGTACGAGGGCTTGAAAAAAGCCAGCCAGCCTATTATTGACTCAGCTCAGGCAAGAGTTAACGTAAGGACTGGAAACCTTCGGGCCTCTATTGGCTTTATTGAACGCAGAAAAAAAGCCTATTATAAAAGCGTTGTTTTGATTGGCCCGCGCACTTATAGCCGTTGGGCTGGGTACCACGCGCACCTAGTCGAATACGGAACGGTGAAGCGTTCAATTAAAGCAACTAAAACAAGAGGCGAAAAGCTAGACCCTGAATTTGGTAACCGCGGGGCCGTAGTGCCTGGGCGTTTCGCCTTTATGGCTCCAGCTTTTAAGGAGACCGAGCCAATAGTAAGAAACAATATCAACAAGCTAGTAAAAAAGCTTTTTGATGATCAAATAAAAAAACACAAGTAAACAATTAAAATAGTAATACAATGGCAACAACAGGACTTGTAAACGGGACCCTTATTGCGATCTACAAAGACGTAAGCGGAACCTTGACTAAAATCGCTAACGCTACTAGCAGCGATTTCGATTTGACTAAAGACATGATCGACGTAACAAACAAAGATAGCGCAGGCTATAAGGAGTTTTTAGCTGGCGAAGCTGGCTGGACTTTGAGCTGCGAGGGTATCTTTGAAGAGGACGGCGGAGTAACTGGCATCAGCTGGAAGGACGTAGTTACGGACTTGCTTGCTGGTACTGCTGTTACCGTCGTAATGACCTCTAACGTAAGCGGCGACTTGAAATTGAGCGGCAGCGCTTTCTTTTCAAACTTGACTCTGAGCGCTCCTAACAATGACGCGGCTACCTTTAGCGCTTCTATTCAAGGAACTGGCGCTTTGACCGTCGGAACTATCTAAGCAATAGTTAACGCCTTTTTGCGTAATATTGCACTATGACAGAGGTAACCATAGGGGGCAAAAAGCACCCGCTTTACTTTAACATGGTAGCAATAGAGCGCGTAATGCAAGGCGCTGACGTTCAGAACTTCGACCAACT